TCTTGTATTGTTATAACGCTTATATCTCCACCCTTATCAATGTAAATCTTGTCAGCGTCATATTGAGCATAAACATCGCTCGCAATGTCTTGAACACAGCTAAACGCTTCAATAGTTCCACCGTCTGCGATTACTCTATTATAAAATACATCAGAATCCAAAGAAGAATTTGATACGTATTGTATCGTGTCAGTTGATTCGCTAGAACTTGAAAGTGTTTTTTGAAATACTACTTCTCCATTCTTCAAATACGTTACGTCTGTGCTTTCTGTTACGTGTACAGGAATGTTTATATTGGCATAGTCATTCGTTTGAATCAAGCTATTTGATTGCAGTACAACAGAATCATTCTGCGGATTGACACCCTCTGAAAAATATCCATACCCGTCGAATCCTGTAAGCTGCACAAAAGCGTCAGGAGTCTGTGGCGTTGTCTGTAAGGTTCTTGTAATTTGATAATCTACCCAAACAGCAGAAGAAGAATAAGACCCATCGAAAGTTGTTTCAATATAATCTCTTACAAGTTCTGAAATCTCAAACGTAATTTTGTTATCTAATCCTGCTACGGTATCTATGGTGTATTTTATAGAACCCCTGTCAGTGGTTTGTGTGCCTGTGTATATGTACAACTCTAATTTAGCAGAAGTCAAATACTGTTCTGCTATGTGAATGTAGTAAGGACTGCGAACGTTTATTTTGCCCATTGTTTTTATTTTAAAACAACAAACAAAGTACTATGTTAAATTATTTTTGTGTGAAGTCGAAAAAGTCTTTTATGTCCAAGCCAAAAGATTCCACCAACTCGCTAGGCAGGTTTTTAAAGGCTTTCGCAAATGGTTTAGTAAAGAACATCGTAGGCTTAATTCCTTGCGCAAATACAGACCGCTGAACCATAAACGCAATGCTTCTGTAATTCCCTTTTTTGAATCTACCTTTTTCGTCCCTTAATCTTAACTTTTTTAACTTGATCCACGTAAGAATATATTTCAATGGTGGCATTTTTTGTTTAAACGAATAAGGAGACATTCCACCCTTCTGCGTTCCGTTCTTCACAAGGTTTGGATTAGAACCTCTCACACCTCTATCGACAAACATACCATATTCCTCCATAATAAACGACAGGCTGAACGATTGCTTATGTACCTTTAAGTCATACCCTATTGAGTCATAAAGTCCATTAGAGGCTCTCTTTTTACCTCTAGTAAGGTTTGCACGTGATTGAGATACTACGTGTTTAGCAAATCGCTGAAGTGCTTTCTGTGTTTCTAGCATATTGTTATCTCGTTCGGAATAACTACGTTGAAAGTCGCAGTCCAACCCGCTACTTTGTTATCGAATCTATCAACAAAAGGCTCTAGTGATATTTCTCCGTCTAGTTGGTATTTCTCTTTGTACAGGTCGCCACGTTTCAACATAGCACCAACACGATTGGCAACAGCAAGCTGTGTATTAAGAACGTCCTGCTCATTATCATTACCTACAAATTCGTCCTCTGTATCATCTTTAGATTCATCTACTAAATCCATACAAAGCAAAGATATATTAAACAAAAGCGTCTGACCTCTATCGACTACATTGTTTACGATGAAATGCGACAAAGGGAATATTGTTTGCTTGTTTAAATCAACTTCAAAAATGTTTCCGTATGTTACTGTATTGACAAACGGGTCTTTTAATAGTTCGTCTTTTAGCTTGTCTGTAAGATTGTAAAATCCTTGTGCCATTTTGTTTTTATTTTAAAACATAAAAAAACCCTCATTGTTAAATGAAGGCTTATTTTGGTTGTGGTTTAAGTATTAAAACTTTTTTTTATTTTTCTATTCTCGAACTCTGTTTTGTCTTTTAAGTAAGCTAGGTACAAATAACAAGCGTGCAAAGGATAACGTGAAACAGGAGTACCTATTTCTACTCCGATAATTCTTTGAACTTTCTCATCAGCGAGTGCAACTGCTTCTTCGTAATTTCCCCACTTTTTAGCAAATCCTCTGACTCCTTCTGAAGTTCCTCCTCCAAATAGTTCGGGATAGCTTTCAGCAATGCGTTGGTTAAATTGTAAAAAAAAACCGTTGCACCTAGTACAACCGACAAAGGTGCTTGTTTCATTACCTCCGAATACTTTGCAGAACCTTCGTAATCCTCAATCAGATATTTACCTCTTTGCTCGTGTGTTATTGGCCGGTACATTACGGCCATAGCTTTGTGCATATTGTCAAAGTCATTTAGGTACGTTGTAAGGTCTTTATTCTCTCCATAGGTTATACTATCCAACTTTGGGATAAAACCGTACTTAACACCGTTTAAAATGAATGTAGGAGTGAATTGCTTATCTTGTTCAAAGACTGAATTTATCTGCTCTGCAAATCCCTCTATCTTATCAGCAGGCAACATATTTAGTTCCTTCTGTGAGATATTTAAGAACGTCGTAAGCGTTTGGTCTATCGTTGGTTCTTCTATCTTGCTAAATGCTTGGTATTGCTCTAGAGTTATATCGTCAAGAGTTTCGGGGATTGTTATTTCTATTTTCATTTTAATTGCTTTGCGTAATGGTTGTACAATTTAATTATTTGCTCATTTAGTTCTCCGTTCTTTTGGCTGTACAAGTGGTCGCCTAGTTTTGTAACTCCGTTGCGTGTTACTTGTATTTTGCACTTTCCAAATCTAACTGTCTCCTGTGGTACAGCTTCTACCTTGATTCCGTTCTTCAGACATTTAGACATATCTAGAATATCCTGCATTTCTTTTGAGATAGGCATACTATATAATAAAAAAACCTATTGTAAAAAATACCGCCCAATATAGTAAGCTGTAACCTAATAATTCCCAAATACTTTCGTTTCCTGCTTTCATTTTCTTAATAGTTCTATTTTACAAAATCTTAATTCACTAGCTAAAAATAGCTTTTCCTTTATTACTATTTCAAGTTCTTTTTCTAAAGCCTTGATTCTTGCTTTTAGATATTCTTCTTGTTCCATTGGTTTAAGTTTTAAATTATGTTACAAATATACATTTTTTTAATAAACCAAAAAACTTTTTTTTATTTTTTTTAATAAATAAAATAATTCCCTTTGTTTGGGTTTTCTAATTGTGAAGTAATTGCGTATCGACAAGCATCAATACAATGACAAAAAGCGTCAATAGGTTTGTTCACTGTGTTGCCCTCTCTGTCTTTTATCCACGTGTAAGATTGTAGTTCTTTGATGAGGTTCTTGCTTCTTCTAGTAACGAATATTTTGTTTTGGTTTATTAAGTTAATCCCGTACACTATGGAGTCCTTTCCTTTCGTGCAGGGTAAAACAGTATGCCCGTATATGTTTAACTCTGCTATTGATTTAGGTTCTGCTGAATCTGCATAAACTATCTCTCTGATTCCTTTCGATTTGAACAAATCTGAAATGTCGCTATTTAGTAATTTCTTTTGATATATAACCTCATCGAATATATAAGCATCGTTGTACTTGTATAAACCTATTAAAGTAGTCGGGTCATTGCTATAACCAAAGTCCATTCCGTAGCACAATAGTCTTGCTTCTGTTGGTAAATCTATTTCTTTCCAATCGGGAATGCACACACCCTCCAAAGAACCTACTTGACCTAATCCGTACACCTTCCACCAATTCGCCCAATACGTGCTTTCTTTTGCCTTTTCTCGTGCTGATTCTATATCTGCTACAATCGTATCGGGTAATGCTTCGTTGTCTAGGTATGTAAGTGTGATAAAGTCTGCGTCATCGTTTCCAACTACTTCGGTATGCGCCCAAAAGTTTGCAGTCGGGTTGAAGTCAATCCAAATATCTCCACTTGTTCTTATCGAAAGTTGATTGTAGGCTTCAAAGGGTACGTTGTTGGCTTCGTTTACATATAAGGTATTACGTCTAGCACCTCGTAGCTTATCGGGTTGCTCTACGCTAAAAAATTCGATATATGAGCCATTTGTAAATGTGTACTTCAAAGAAGACCTATTCCATTGGCTATCTCTGTACCTTCCTGTCATTATCATAATTTTTAGGAAGTCTTTCATTGCACCTCTACGCAAATGAGGGATAGATTCAGATACAACAGAAACCTCAAGCATTGGGGTTCTGATTGCCCTGTCTATAAGTATAGGAAGAATACCGAAAGTTTTACCTGCCGACGTTCCTCCTTGAATTACTTTTTTTCTTTTGTTTAAAGCGTGTAGCTTTCTTATCGCTGTTGTTGTCTGAAACATTAAAGGTCGAATAGTGGTTGCTCTGCGTTGATAGTAACATCTTTGGTTTCTTTTGGCTTCCCATACATATAATTCATATACAACTGCAATGCTTTGAAGTCGCCCTCGTCTATCTTTGCTTTCAAGACTTTGATAGCTTCGTTCTTATCAATGTGCTTGTTCAACATTTCTATCAGTTGCATTTCTTCTGACTTGCTCTTTCTTCCTGCGCCTTCTCTTTTTCCTCCGTTGTTCTTTCTTTTATCCATAATTGAAAAAATATGATTATTCAAATCTTTTATTTAAAACAAAGTCTTGTTCAGAATGTTAAAAAGATATAAAATAAATACCAACAGCCAAAGAGTTAAGAACCTAATAAAGCCTTTTGATGTTAGTCTATCTCCATACGAGTAAATGAATAAAGGAGTACCTATGAATATTATTAGTAATATTGAAAATATAACCCAACATAAGTCTTTTATGAATTGTTTGATTCTTTTCTTTAGTGTTCTCATATCTCGTAAATCATTGTAAATATTATTTGAAATATTCCTAAATAGATTACGTGGTCTACTTCATAGACTTCTTCGCTTCTGTACTCATAGGGTCTAGCACCGAACACCAAACCCTTTACTATTCCTATTTTTAATTCCCATCTTTGTAGTTTCATAATTGTATTTTTATAAGTGTTATCATTAGTCCTAAAAAGACTGCTATAAGCGTTCCGATTATTAATGTGTCTGTTGTCATAATTTACATTTTATATATTAAAAAAGAGGTATTTGGTTTGTTGGTTTATAAGAAGCGTCATAATTTTTGTTATCTCCTTTAGGGTATGGTTTTATTTCAAATAATGATTTTTTCAGAAAATTAGTTTTTTGCTTCTTACTTGCACAAAAGAAAACATATCTGTTTTTAGGTGGTCTCTCAACTTGATACAAATCATCGCCATACTTTTCCTTTAACTTCTCGATTCTATTTTTCTGAAAAGCAAATTCGTCCATAAGAGTCCTACTATGTATGTGTTCTTTTCCTTTTAGTTTCCAATCTTTTTGAGTGTGACTTTCTCCTGTAAAATAAAAGTTTGTTGCTTGATAAATGTAGCCATTATGTCCAAAAGACTTATCAGCATAAGAAACAACAATTAAGGGTTTTGGTAGCATCTTTAAACATTGAGAAACAAAAAAAGATGTAGCATTTTTTTCTAAATCATCATTAGTTATTAGTCTATTCAATTCATAAACTAAATCCATAAACTCCTCTCCACATATAGATTTTTTCATTGTAGTTGGTATAGCATTTCCAAAAGTACAAACACCAACCAATTCAATACCATCATACAACCCAAAAGAATAAGTGAACGATGTCATTCTTTTTAAGTAATGCTTTTTAAGTAACCATTCTTTGCAGTCAGATGTGTCAATGGGTTTAATTGTGTACTTGTGCTTTATACTCATAATTTACATTTTGTCTAATTCTTTTTTTACTTCCAACCAATAATGGTATTCTGTGTACCTCGCTGAATCGAGTATGAGTCTAACTGCTATTTTAGAAAAGTTCTTTGCATCTTCTCTCTGAAAGCAAGTTTGTCCGATATGTGAAAACATTTGTTTTAAATCTTCTGCTTTTTCTTTTGGTGTCATAGTTTACTTTTTAAAGCTTCTATGTAAAGCGTTGCGTCCATTAGTTCCTCCTGTAAGTGTTGTAGCCAATCTAATACGTTTAAATCATCTCTCTCTAGTGTTGTGCCGTATTTTCTTATTCCTTCGTTAGAACGCTTCTTATAAGCTTCTAGTACGCTATTCACTACGTTGTCTTTTGTTTCTTCTTGTTTCTTTACATAAACTACCTTTCCATCTTCGTACTTGGCTTCGATTGTGTGTTTCTTTTTGTTCATAGTATTCTTTTTATTTATCTACGCATTTTAATAATAGCTCGCCTTCTACCTTGTCAATCTTTTTGATTGCTCTGTATATGTTTAGGCTGTTTCTTTTGACTTTCTTTTTATCCTCTTTGCTAGAGTTCTTTCCTAATTCAGCCACATTGTCTGCATCTATCTCTAGGAGTAAATCAATTCTTTCTTTGTTGCTTGAAATATCGTTGTTTAATACTTCCTCAATCCTTGCTTGTATCTTGTCTATGTTGCTCATCTTGTTTTTTTATTTCGTCTATTATGTTTAATTGTCTTTCTTCGTTCTGTATTCTTTCTAGTATCTCATCTAAATGTTCCACTTGTCAAATCTTTTAAAATTATTTCTTTTAATCCCGCAACTTTTCGTTTCAAGGATTCGTTTTCTTCTACCAACCTTTTGTTTTCTTCCTCTATTGTTTCAAAGCCGCAAAGCTTTCTCTCTAGTTCTTTATAAAATAAATTATAGTAAGGCTCATAGTCTAGTTCGCCAAAGGTCTTATTTAAGCTGTTTAAGACGGTTGCGTGGTTCTTTCCTATCGACTTGCCTATCTCGTTCAAAGAATGCGTTGTGTGCCTTCTAGCTAACATATAGTAAATACTTCTAGGATAAGTTAATTCCCTTCTTCTTGCTTTGCTGTCTAGTTCTATTTTGAAATAGTTCTCTATTTCTTCTTTAATTACTTGTAGTGTTACTCTGTTTTTTAATAATCCCATTTCTTTAGTTTTTATCTGTTTGTGTGCATTCCGCAAATTTCTTCCAAGTCGTTGCCATCTTCATCTTGTAAGATGTCCCCGTACATTCCATTCGTGTACCATTCTTGTACGATGTTCCAAACCTCTAACTCTGTCAGTTTCTTTTCTTCGATTACGCTTTCCATTCTTTTAGTTTTTAATTGTTATTATTTGATTTTGATTTGTGATTGTTTTATGTCGTCTATTGCTTCTTTGATTCCTGCACAATGCAAATATAGTTCTTCTTCTTCATATAACAAAAGAACTTCCTCTAATTGTTCTATTTCCATTCCCTCTTTGTATAATTGATGTGTGTCTCTATATGCGTACCAAATAAACTCTCTTTTTTCTTCTTCTGTCATAATTTGTTCAATATTTTTTTTAATTTAAACTCACAAAATTCTTGCGATTTTATTCCGTATAAACTCATCATTTCATAGTATTCCTTGTCTCTTATTTCTTTCCAATCTTCAAGACCCCATTTCTCTGTCAGTAGAAAAAACTCTCTACTATATCCTTTTAGTTTTCTTAAAATAATCCCTCTTTCTGTCATAATGCGTTGGTTCTTAATTTTAGTAAATTGTAGCAAAGTATGTATTTCTCTCGTGCCTTGCTTTTGTATATCTTTTTGAATAGTTCAAATACCTTTCTTCTGAATTGATAAGCTGTTGTACATTCTTTAAATGCTTTCTTGCAATATGCTTTCCCGTAGCCTTTACAAAAGTTCACGTTGTCAACAGTATCTCCTACAATCATTTGCTCATAAAAGAAATACAACGCTTCCTGTTCTGTTTGTACTCTTATGCTTTGATGATTATAATGATAATTGTAAATAGTCGCAGGGAACTGCAAATAATCTTTATCAATAGAAACAATTATACTATTCTCTTTATCCTTTGCCCACATAGAAGCTACAAGGTCATCGGTTTCATATCCTGCCTTATAAATAGCATCGTAAGACTCTTGAACGTATTTTGTAAGTTCGTTTAATAGAGGTGGTATATTTGCTTTCTTTCTATTGGCTTTGTACGTTGGTGTCAGCATCTTTCTGAAATTACCTTTAGAACCGCAGAACGTTACAACCTTGTCAATCTCGTAAGTTTCTTCTAGCTTGTTTACAATAGACATAAAGACCTCGTCAAACTTGAAAATAACTTCTTCAAGGTTATCGTTGAAAGGAGAATCATCGGGATTCTCTTTTTCTTTGTAGCAACTACTCCAAAGTAAGCTATCAGCGTCAAATAGTATAGTCATAGTTTTTAGTTTTATACTTGCAAATATATAAATGTTTTTTAAATAAAAAAAATAAAAAGGGAATTTTTTACAATCCCCTTCATTTTACAAATCCATTAATTCATTCACAACAGTTTTCCCACCCATTACAACAGCGCAACCTATCGCAGGCTTCTTGCCTCTTTTAGCATAAGCAAAAGCGTATTTGTCAAAATCGATACCACAACCTACTTGCGTTGCGAATACTTTAAAGTTTGCACCTACAAAAAATTCAGTGTAGCATTGCGTGTGGAGGTGTCCTTGTACTGTATTCATCATATCAGCCTTCGCTTTGGTTCTCGCAGTTCCTGCTTCTCCGTGAATGTACTGAACCTCATCAATCAACAACCTATCCACAAAGTTCCATTTAGGAACTTGTAGCACTTCGTTGAATGACTTTATCCAAGCCTTTGGTACTCCCGCAGTAAACGCTTTCCTTGAGATGATTCTATCGTGGTTTCCGATAAGGACGTCAGCATTTGGAAACATCTTGTACCAACGACTTAATCTGTCGATAGCAAACTCTAATTCTTCTCCTGCACCCATACCATCAGGGTCGCTTTCGTGATAACTTGAATAATGCGAATCAATAATATCTCCAATAAACACAACCCTATTACAGTTATACTTTGCATAAACCTCTGCGCAATGGTTTAGGTATTCGTCTAATGAAAAAGGTTCGTGTAAATCCCCTATTACTAAAACCCTTGTTTCTTTCTTTGTGATGTTTTGAAACGCTTTTAGTTTGTTTCCTTTTAATCTTGGTCTAAAGTCTTTCATATTTTAATTGTTTAAAGTTGTTGTTTTTGTTATAGTATGCCATAAATTCAATATCATTAGCAGAGCCTTCTCTTGGCTTTCTTCCGCCTATTCTTATTTCCCCTTTTAAATTATCTAACCTAGAGAACACAATACCGTCAAAACAAGCCCAAAGTATAACGCCACTTTGTTTTTTATCTGACATCTTTAAAAGCTTTCTGACAGCAATAGGCAAAGGGTAACAATTGTTTAAATCTCTCAACCTTCCTTTAACTTCTAAATAAAACAAAAACTTTCCGTTCTTATATATTTTGAAGTCTATATCGTTAGGACTTAATTTTTCAAACGTCAAACCATATTCGTTGCAAAATAAATTCACAGCTTTGGTTTCTCTGTCTAAATCCTTTTCGCTCTCGAATCTAGTACTCATTATACAATCTTTTCAATCTCTGAACCATTCCACGAACACAAGAGCCACAGCTCGAAGGTTGTTTTCTCTCGTTAAAAACCCTGTTGCTTATTTTCAAAAGTGTAAGTTGGTCAGACTTTGAAACCTGCGCGGGATTTCTTTTGAAGAACTCTGTTAGTGTTGTGTGTTCCGTTTCTGTCAAGCAATTAGGTCGTCTGTAAGGGAATAGTTTGTTTAAAACCTCCTTGCGC